GCTTGATCGCCGATGAGCTGCCTGGGTGGATAAGCACTAAATCTCCACTTTCAGTGGAGATCGTGCCTGGTAACGTGTTGTTTACCGTCCCAAAGAAAACTGATATAGATCGTGTTGCCTGTAAGGAACCCGATCTGAATATGTTCATCCAGAAGGGGATTGGCAGCTATTTCCGTAGTTGTCTTCGCCGTGCTAGGATAAACCTTAATGATCAGTCGATAAACCGATCATTAGCTCGTGAAGGATCGATAACTGGGAAACTAGCCACTCTGGACTTGTCCAGTGCTAGTGACTCTGTATCGACGGGTCTTACAGCCCTACTTCTTCCCGAGACTTGGCACACCCTCCTGGACGCCGTGAGGAGTCCAGTCACCGTCATTGACGGTGAAGAACATCAGAACCACATGTTCTCTTCTATGGGAAACGGTTTCACTTTCGAGTTGGAGAGCTTGCTCTTCTTCACGTTAACGAAAGCCGTTTGCTATTTCCGAGGGACTCGTGGAGTTGTGTCCATTTACGGTGATGACATAATATGCCCTACGGGTATCGTTGCAGAACTAACGTTCGTGCTCGGATATTTCGGCTTCCAGGTTAACACCGAGAAGTCGTTCTCATCAGGGCCCTTTCGGGAATCCTGTGGCGGTCATTACTATGATGGATTCGATATAACTCCTTTCTACATTCGGAAGCCGATCGAGACCATGGAGGATCTTATTGACGTTGCCAACAAGCTTCGTCAGTGGGGTTCCTCTTTTGGGCCGATTATTGATCCTGAGATAGAGCCCTTGTGGCTCTGGCTCAAATCAATGGTTCCGAGTGGACTTTGGGGTGGTAGTGATACGTCCTTCAAGTACCAGTTAGTGTCACAAGACACTCCCAACCTTCGTTTGGCGGAAACCAACGTAAGGAAGGGTACTGGACTTGGAGGCTATTACCACTGGCTTAATGCCACTTGGCGTCGTGAACGTTCCTCGGACGGGCTTGAAACCTCGTTCTTGGTAAAATCATCCAATAAGCTACGGATGAAACGTTGTCGACGTA